AACGTGAAGAAAATCATGCTTGACGACACATTGCCGCCAGACAACATGAGCGCACGTTCAGCCACAGAAATCGCAGAGCGCATGAAAGAGTTGGCGCAAAATTTGGGCTCTGCGTTTGGCCGCCTCATCAATGAAACCATGGTGCCGCTAGTTACTGCGGTTCTAGGTATCATGGATGAGGATGGCCGCATCGAGTTGCCGTTCCGCGTCAATGGTCTTGAAGTGAAGGTGACACCTGTGTCGCCTATCGCACAGGCACAGAACATGGGCGACATCGAGAAAATCGTGCAATGGGTTCAGTTGTCAGCCAGTCTTGGGCCAGAAGGTCAGATGGCTGTTAAGACGAGCTCGATATCAGACCATATTGCTGACAAGATGGGTATCCCTGCCGCATTGCGGACGACACCCCAAGAACGTGAGCAATTAATGCAACAAGCCATGCAGATGGCACAACAAGCGGCTGTAGAACAGCCAGAGGTGTAGAATGGTTGAAGAAGGTTGGGATAGCTTGCGAACAGTCGAGCCGCAGTTGCGTGCGACACAGCAAGACAACCAAGACGATATAGATAGATTATATCTGCGTGTTTTCGTCAGCGATGATGGGCAAGAGCTTCTTGCTCACCTTCGTTCGCTGACGATTGAACAGCCCACATGGTATCCAGGCGAAGATGCTTCGCATGGCTATGCCAGAGAGGGGCAAAACTCCCTAGTACGCGAAATTGAAAAGCGTATGCAACGAGCGAGGTCTCTATGAACGAAGAAGGTCTAATGTCTGGTGCAGAGTTGCTGAACGAAGAAGCGACACAGCCAGAAGAAATTTCACACTTGCAAGAAGATGTACCGTCAACAGATGGCGAAGTTTCGGCAGCCGAGCAGGAGCCAGAAGAGCGCCCTGAGTGGTATCCAGAAAAATTCTGGAAAGATGGTAACGGCGACACCGAAAGTCTTGCAAAGTCATACAACGAATTGCAGAAGAAGTTTAGCCAAGGCAAGCACAAGGCGCCCGAAGAATACGACGAGGCCGTATTTAAGGACGCCGAAATCCCAGAAGACGACGAGCTTTACAACGTCTATAAAAACTGGGCCAAGGAAAACGGCATCAGCCAACAGGCTTTTGACGATTTGGCTTCTAAGTTTGTTGAGATGGGCGCGGCAGAAGCAGACCTGGGCAGAGTTTCTTATGAAGAAGAATATAAGAAGCTAGGCCCTAACGCTGATGCAACAATCAAGTCTATGACCGAATGGGCGCAGGGCTTAGAGCGCAAGGGCGTTATTTCTGGCGAAGACTTTGAAGAGTACAAAATCATGTGCGGCACAGCGCAAGGCTTAAAGGTCATGCAGAAAATTCGTAGCTACTACGGCGACAGGCCAATTCCGATTGACACAACACCCGTGTCTGGCTTGCCGTCTAAGGACGAGTTGAACGCCATGGTCACTAAACCAGAATATTTAAGCGACCCGATTTTCAGAGCGAAGGTCGAAAAGATGTTCGAGCAGGTTTATGGCTCTCAAGAGGCTTCTGCTATCTAATCGCTAGCACACCTTGTCGACGCCCCCAGTTTTGGTTAAAATGGGTGTGACGGATAACCATATATGGCCTGTCAGACCCGCTTGGGGGCGTAGCGCAAACGCCCAAGCTGTCAGCCCCGCGTGGATACCTGATGCGATTTTTAGGTAAATTGTAATAAACAAATGGAGTAAAAGATGGCACTGTCTATCTCAAACGCCTTTGTTCAGTTGTTCGATGCGGAAGTGAAGCAAAGCTACCAAGCAAACCGCGCTCTTGCAGGTTTGTGCCGCGAACGTTCTGTCGAAGGCAATTCAGTAAAATTCCCAAAATTGGGTAAAGGCGTCGCAACAGTACGCGTACCGCAAACTGATGTAACACCACTAAACGTGACATACTCAAACGTCACAGCAACCATGCAAGACTACTCAGCATCTGAGTATTCAGACATTTTCCAACAAGCTAAAGTGAACTTCGACGAGAGAAGAGAATTGGTTCAAGTCGTTGGTGGAGCCATCGGCCGTCGTATGGACCAAATCTTAATTGATGCAGTAAACGCCGCATCATCACCAGGCACAGTTGGCACAAACGTAGGTGGCACAGGTACAAACATGAACCTTGCTAAGCTACTTGAAGCTAAAGAGCTTTTGGACACAAAGAACGTACCTGCTGACGGTCGTGTGATGCTAATCCACGCCAAGAACCTATCAGCGCTACTAGATGAAACAGAATTGACTTCATCTGACTTCGCGACTGTTAAGGCTCTTTCAACAGGCGAAATCGACACATTCTTGGGCTTCAAGTTTGTGACACTAGGTGACCGTGATGAAGGTGGCTTGCCACTAGCATCTGGCGTCCGCTCTTGCTTTGCATTCCACCGCGATGCACTAGGCATGGGCATCAATGTTAACCAACGCTCAGAAATCAACTACATCGCAGAAAAGACTTCACACCTTGTGACTTCAATGTTCTCTGCGGGTGCGGTTGCAATCGAAGACGATGGTATCGTCAAGATTTCAGCGACAGAATAGGAGACTGACTAATGGCTTACTCAAAAGACGGTCTTTGCACTGTAGTAGCATCAAAGCGCGGTAATGCGCCTTCGATGTATACATACAAATCAGCAGACGCGATTGCTACTGTGAACACATCAGGTTACTTCAATGACCTGTCTGACACACTAGCAGTTGGCGACATCATCTTCTGCCACGACACAGCAACACCAACAATGTCAATCGTTGTTGTTCTGTCAAACGCATCAGGCGTTGTCGATGTATCAGACGGCACAGCCGTATCTGTAGCAGACGCTGACTAACTCTTTGGGGCAGGTTTTCCCGACCTTTCCTGCCCCAAAACCATTTGTAGGAGACGCGCATGGCATCGGGCGATACCAAACTTTCAATCTGTTCGGACGCGCTCATTATGTTGGGCGCGTCTCCTCTTTCTAGTTTCGCTGACGGCACAGACGAAGCACAGGTCGCTGACAGACTTTACGATGACGTCAGAGACACCTTGATTGTGCAGTACCCATACAGTTGGTCAATGCGCAAGATTAAGCTAGCACGTCTTGTTGATGCGCCTATCAATGAATGGCGATATAAGTATCAGCTGCCTGGCAATATGCTTGGCAACCCCAAGGCTGTATTTGACACAAACGCTGTTGGCGCTTCACCTGTCCGCTCTTTCGAATTGTATTCGTCAGGGCTTTACACAAATCTGGAAAACGTTTGGATTGACTTCCAGTATAGACCAGAGCCTGCTGAGTTCCCGCCTTACTTTGTGCGCTTGTTAAAGACAGCACTTGCGGCAGAGTTCGCTGAGCCAATCACAGACCAGATAACCAAAGCGAATCACTTTCATGGCAAGGCATACGGTGCGCCATCAGAGAATATGCGCGGCGGTCTAGTTCGCGTTGCCATCAATATTGACGGCGCCGACAGACCATCTGAGATGATACAAGAGTTCCCAATCAATGATGTGAGAGGCTAACAGTGAGCCGCCTAATTCAAATCCAAAATGATTTTACGAGCGGCGAGTTAGACCCCAAGCTTCGCGCCCGCACAGACATTGCGCAGTACAAGTCTGGGTTGGCCACAGCTAAAAACGTATCTATCCAACCACAGGGCGGCGCCAAAAGAAGAGACGGCACAAAGTATGTTGCTGAGCTAGACAGCGGCGCGGCAAACGCTGTGCGCATGATATCGTTCGAATTTAGCGTGTCAGACAGCTACATGATTGTTGTGACACCAGGCAAGATGTACTTCTTCAAAGACGGCTCGTTGGTCACTGACATTAACGGTAGCGGCAACGACTACCTGGCTGTGTCTGCCCTGACATCTAGCATCATTCCCGAAATGAATTGGATACAATCTGCTGACACTATCATCATCGTGCACGAAGACCTAGCGCCAACTAAAGTTGTGCGCGGGGCGACAGATAGCGACTGGACAGCTAGCACAATCACCTTCGACTATGTGCCGCAGTACGCATACACAATCAGCACGGTTGCAGGTTCAACGATTACAACAGACAGCTTTGACCACCTTGACCCATCAGGGACATCGGGCAACATAACAATCGAGGCCATGAAGAGTGGTGGCAGCAGTGAGAGTAACGCATTTACAAATGCGGCGTCTTACTACGAAAACCAATACATAAACGTAACACCATTTGGTCGTTTGCGCATTGTGCGTAAGGTGGACAACCACACGCTAGAGTGTTTTGCTGAGGTGCCGTTGTTCGACAACACAATCATCGCCAAGGCAGACTTTGAGTTCGAGCGTGGCTATGAAGATGTTTGGTCATCAAGCAAAGGCTATCCACGCAGTGTGACATTTCACGAAGGTCGCTTGTACCTTGGCGGCACGAAGAGCAGACCGTCGACCATCTTCGGTTCACGCGTGTCTGACTTCTTCAACTTCGACCCAGGCGAAGCGTTAGATGATGCGGCTGTTGAAGCTACGTTGGACACTGGCACATTCAACGCCATCGTCGATATGTACTCAGGCAGACACTTGCAGGTCTTCACGACTGGCGGCGAGTTCTATGTCCCGCAGACATTAGATGACCCTATCACGCCAACAAACCTTATTGTTAAAGCGCAGACAGCTTTCGGCATGAAGCCAGGCATAAGATTGCAGAACGTTGATGGCTCGACATTGTTCGTGCAGAGACAGGGCAAGGCGTTGCAAGAGTTCGTGTTCAGCGACACTGTGAACGCATACACATCTTCAAAGATATCTCTTTTGTCGTCTCACTTGCTGAAGTCGCCAGAAGAGATGGCGGTTCGCGTTTCCACATCTACAGATGAAGGCGACCGCCTCATGATTGTGAACGGCGACGACGGCTCTATTG